GTCGTACTGCAGCGAATTCGGCGGAAAGCCTGCAAAGATCTCGACCTCTAGCGCAAGCTGGCTGGAAAACCAGTTCGCATCGCGATCGGGCGGCAAAGCGCTCGCCGCCAGCGTGATCTGGAACGTATCCGCCTGCTCATACGAGTTGCTCAGGACCGACCAGCTCACACACGCGGGCATGCGTTCGCCGCCCACCTTCACGATCGTGCGGGGCTGCCGCACATCGGGTATCACGGGTAGCTTGTTCAGGCTCATAAGAAAAAAGCCCCGCATGGCGGGGCTGTCCGGTTGATGAGAACGGTGCGCTATGCGCTATGGATTCGGCAAACCACCGGCCGTGTCTTTGTGGGGCGGCACGATCAGGGTTTTGACGCCTTGCACCAGCGGGTCCCACAACAGCTCGGGGTTGGCCTTGGCGAGGCTCGTCCACGCCATCGCGTCGTCGTACTCCTTGGCGGCAAGCTTCATCAGGTCACCACCGGCTGTCACCACATGCTTGGCGCTCTTGTAGACCGACGCGATATTCGTCTGCACGCGGCCCGCCACGCGATCGAGCTGAACCAGCACGGGCAAGCTCAGCGCCGAGTTGATCTGGCCGTTGAGCTTCGCCACCTGCAGCGCCACCGGATTGTTTGGCAGGATGCCGCCCAGCGTGGCCACCTTCATCAACTCGCTGTTGGCGGATGCAACCAATGTCTGCGCACGGTCCCGCACGGCCGTCACCTTCTGCAGCACGTTGCTGAGCGTGGACTGCGCAGCGTTGGCAAAGCTGGACACGGTGTCGATGGCCAAGTTGGCCGAGTCGATCAAGCTGGATAGCTTGCTGTCTCCGATGGTGCTGGCCATTTCGCTCATGGCAGCGGCGTCGCTCTTGACCAGGCCATCGATACCGGTGCCTTCATCTGGCATCGTGTACTTGGACATATCGCTCGACACCTCGCACGAGATCTTGTACGGAATCTTGTAAGCGCGCTGGAAATCCGCGCGAAATTCGCGGATGACGACGATGTAGCAGATCTCGGACCACCGGAGTTCGAGTTTCGATCCGCGAGCGCGCAGGTCGTCCAGCTCGCGCGCACGCGCCACGGCGCTCTCGCCGAGCAACCAGCCGGACCATTCAACTGGGCCACAAAACGCGCCCATCGAATCGATCACGCGCGTGCCGCCCACCAGGTCATGCAGGGCGAGTTTCTGCGTTCCACCAAATGGGATGGTTTCGGGCACCTCCAGATCCTTGAACTGGAAGCTCCCGAGTTTGAGTGCAAAGTCGGGCATGGTTGATTAGATCGAAGATGGCATGGGATGCATACCGGTGTTGAAGTTGCTGGAACCCGTGAGTGGGCGCCCCAATTGGTTGTCGGCATGCTTCCACACCACCTGCCCGACAGAGCGGCCATCCATGGTCACATCGCCTTTGAGGTAGACGAACTTTGGCTCAGCGACCTTCACAACGGAGTTGGCCGGGGTGGCTCCTTGGCTGGATTGGCTGGACACTGGCGTGGTTGCCGTCAGCTTCTTGCCGGTGTCCCCGTGGAGCACGTCGTACAGGAAGGTACCGAGCGTCGCGCCCTTGACGCCGCTGACCCGTTCGACCAATGGGCTGATGACGTTGTCATTGACGTAGGTACCCAGTCGATAACCGCCGTAACCTGCTCCAATGACTGCACCGGCTGATCCAAGCATGCCCGCTGCCCGTGCGGCGAGAGGCGACCGCACCAACGTTCCAGCAGCGCTTAGCAGACCACGACCCAATCCACTACCAGCGCGGAGCACTGACATCGCTGTCCGCCCAACACCAGCCCCCAAACGCAGCGCGCCCCTCCCCAAGGACTTGGCGATATTGCTCAAGCCGCGTCCAACGCCGCCACCGCCCTTGCCTCTGCCGCCCGGCAAAGGCAACGAAAGCGTCGTGCTTGCCTTAGACAAAAAGGTCAGCCCCGTAGCCAGGGCCATGAGTGTCTTCGTTGTGCCTGGATTCTCCTGCGCCCACTTCGTGATGCCATCGAGCATGCTGTTGAACTTCTCCAACCCCGAAATCGCCAACGGCAAGATGTGTTCCCCAAGCGCGATATTGAGGTTCGTCTTCTTGGCTTCGTAGTCCTTCAGCTTGCCTTCCAGCCCTTCGTTTTCCTTTTCGTAGAGCTTGACGGTGCCCGGCCCATTCTTGGCGTTCTGCAAATACAGCCCCGCTCGGTCCTTCTCATGCTCGAGCTGCTGCAGGATGTTCTTCTCACCCTTCATGCCGAGCAGGCTGCCCAGCTTGGTGTTGAGGCTGTCTCCGCTAAAGCCGCTCTTCTTCAGCGCCGGCACGATCTCGTCCAGCAGGTACTGAAGCGGGTTGTTGGCGAAGTTCGCCGCGTTCGTCATACCCGTCGCATCCACACTGGTGATGCGCCCAGCCTTGTCGCGATGCACGGCCTTCGGGTCCAGCAGCTTGACGCGCTGCAGTTCGTGCGCGACGGTGGCGGACATGTTGCCTGCCGCCCAGCCCTGGAGCGTCGACATGGCATCCACGCTGGCCTTCGAGCCGCCGTTGGCTTGCATGAACTGCTTCAGCCCGAATGCTGCTGCTTCAGACGGCTTCAGCGCGCCAGACAGTTTGCCGCCCTGCATGGCCTCCAGATAGTCCTTCGGCAACACACCGCCGTTACTCGCCAATGCCGTGTTGACCAGCATGTCGAAGGTCTCTTCCACCTTCTTCACGTCGATCTTGCCGTCTTTGCCAATCACGCCGTCACGCATCTGCGCAGCCTTCAGCGCAGTCAGCGCCATGCTGTCGAGTTGCGCACCGTCCTTGACGCCGGTTGCCGCCCCAAACGCCGTTCTCGCCTGGGCCAGCAGCTTCGTGACGTCCTGCGCCTGGGCCGAGCTCTGCAGAATGGTCTGCGCCCCACCAAACAATTGCCCGACATCCGTGAGCGACATGCCTTTGACGTCAAGGCCTTTGAGGAATTTTTCGTTCGCCGCTGCAGCGCCTGGGTCGAAGCGGCTGATGCGCTCAAGCACCGCGTGGTACTTCGATGCGGCGTCCACCTGCTTGTCCCACATGTGGACGGCTTCGTTGCCGGCCTTGGCCAAGCCGCTGCCGAAGTCCATCAGCTTCTTGACCTTCTCCAGCCGGGTCTCCAGCTTCTCTGCGCTCTTGTTCACGGATTCGAATTGCGCGGCGATCGCCACCAACCCGCGCGAAACGTTATCCACCAACGCAATCTGTATCCCAATCTTGTAAGCATCGAGGCTCATAGGAATCCTTGTTCGTCTCTCCTTCGTCCGCTTGGGCCACCGATCTCACGTGTGCGCGCTTGCGGTGGAGTTGATCGGGCGGCCCTCCAGCACCGCCGTCACCGCGTCGCCCACGCTCTTTTGCACCACGTCGGCCTGCTCATTCGCCACCGCACCCAGAAACGGATGCGGTGGCGTCTGCGCAGTGCCAAGCTCCTGAACGACAGCCTGGGCGGCGTTGGAGCCGATGGCCGCTTCCAACCCCTTGACCGTGTGGCCAATGGAATCACGCAGCGCATTCACGCGCGCCGCCTCGGTGATACCAGCGGCCGCTGCGCTCTCCACCGCCTTGGCGCGGGCCGCCTGCTCCATTGCCGCAGCGGCTGCGGCCAGCCCCTGCGACAACGCAGCAGGCACCCGCGCCTCCAGCTCGGTCAGGCGACGCGCCATCTCTGCTAGCGAGAGGTTCATTCGCGCTCCTTGAAAGACATCGTCTTCAGGTCGAACTCCGCGCCGTGGAATTCGCTGCATTTGATGGCCATCGCCTGCCGCATGGTGTCGTCCAGTGAAAACGCCACGTCGAACGGAACACCGTTATGCACGAGCCACATTGCCTCGTGAAACGGGCCGTTCGTCAGGAGTTTTTTAGCTCGGACTCCGACGTGGCCACGTTGATGAAGCTGGCCGCCACACCACGCTGCGCCGCTTCGTTGCCCTCTTCGCCCAGGCGTTGGTACAACGCGCGCAGCTGGGCTTCGGAGGCCGGCGTCGGCACCGGCTCGCCATCAATGGCGGACACGAACTTCAGGTGTGCCACCTCGGCCAGGTAGAGCATGTTCAGTTCGCTGCCGCCCGCGGCCTTGGCAAAGTCGAGGTTGGCCAGCGGGCTCGGTTTGCGCAGCGTGATCTTGCGGCCCAGTGCATCGTCCACCATCACTTCTTTCACAGCGGATTTGATGAGTTGTTCGGAGGGCTTGATCGGCGTAATGGTCACGTTGGTCATCAGGACACCTTGATGCGGCGCGAGGCCACGAAGTTGACGGATTGCTTGATGGTGGCGTCGCCCGCACGGTTGCCCGCATCGGCCAGCGTCATGAGCACGCCGTCATAGCGGAACTGCGAGACCGAGCCATTGGCTTCTTGGATCGTTTCGTAGATCTGCGCAGGCGCTTCGTTCACGCCGGCGTAGTAGCCCGCTTCGAGCTGGGCGAAGTAGTTGTCGAGCGTGGCGTCCTGGCGCTCCACGTCAAACGAGCCCGACCAGCCGTCGAAGAAGCGAATGTGGTCGGTGATGCCGTCCAGGCGCTTGACGCGCACGTCGGTCACATCCTGCTTGCTCTTGAATGCGGTAATTTTGTTCGGTTGCAGCGTGCCGTTTGCAGTCTGGATGACCAGCGTGTAGTCGCGACCGACGGAGTAGCCTTGAATCGGCATAACGTTCTCCAAAAGAAAAGGCCCCGCGCCATGCGAGGCCAGAAGGTTGATTGGCGGGTGTGAGGTGGATTACAGGTTTGCCGTCGACGTACGGATCACCGTCGCCTGCGAGCCTTCCACGTTCACCAGGAACTTCTCGATGACCGACAGGTAGACCACCTTCACGTCAGCCTGCATGTAACCCAGCGCAACGCGGTTCATCGGGTTGTTGTTGGCATCGATCTGCACCGAGAATGCCGGGCCGCCGTTGACCGCGCCGATCATCCCCTGCTGCTCCATCGAGCTGAGGAAGTTCGACAGCGTGGCCGCCGCTTGCGCGCGCACCGTGGCCGACTGCAGCTGACCAACGTACTTACCCATGCCCGCGTTGATCGTGCTGGCGATGTAATTGGTCATGCGCGTGTAGTTGTCACCCTGCGTGAGCGCGTTCGAGCTGGTGTTGTGACCCGCGCGGCAACCGAAGTACGCGCCGCCCGGCACCGGGTTGGTGACCACGTCAATGCCCGCTTGAATGAGCGCCTGCAACTCGGCCGAGCTGTAGCTCTGGTTGGCGAACGTCTTCTGCGTGCCAACCACGCCGTAGATGGGCTTGTTCAGGCTGCTGTTCTGCGGGGACAGGTTGGCCAGCAGGCCCGCCACAAAGCCTTGCGGCGACACCAGGCGCGTCACACCGTTCACGGTATCGAGCCAGTACACCCAATCGCCAAACAGCAGCTTGAAGGCGTACGAGTCGATGCCGGCGGTGCTCTTAGCCGTGACGGCGTTGGCGATGGTGTCGCCGCTCGGGCCCGTGCCGATCATGTAGATGCCCTCCGACAAGCCGAACGCCACCTGGGTCGGCCAGGTGGTCGCGTCGGCGCAATCGGCCAACATGGCGATCGACACGCCTTGGTTACGCAGCGCATACATGCCCTTGCGCGGCACGGTGTCCTGACCGAGCAGCACCGAGCCGGAGATGGTGGCTGCGCCATCGGTGCCA